ACATCACTGTCGCCGACCTCAGTCCAAACCCGGTCGTCCATCCAACGGTGGTAGTAAGCTGGACCACCCCAGACACGACGTGCGCGCTGGTAAGTGGCCTCATCCATTCCTACGTAGTGTACAGTTCTCATACTACTTCTTACTTGAGATATCTTTGATGCATTCATGACGTTGGGTAGTACATCCATAACACTTGCACAAGATAATCAACCATATCAACACACTCGGCAACCTCCAGGTTCATTGTCACACCTACTTTATGTTCTGCCCAACGTTTGGCTTCTTCGAATGTCTCGAACTGCATATGGATTGGGAAGTCTAGGTAAAGATCACCCTTTGACATGAACAATTCAAAGCAATCAGTGTCGAACTGTTGGATACGAACAGGCTTGATTGAGTTAGTTGCGAAGTGTGCTTGGTCTTCCAATTTGAACTGCATCATAGTGTATCTCCTTTTGATAGTACTAATATAGGGCTTTTCATTTAAAATGTAAACCCCTTAAATGTATTTTTTCCAGATTTTTTTCATATAAATACATGCAAGCAACAGAGGATGAACCATGGCTACTATAGAATCTACATTAGAATCCCAGAACTTCTTACAACCCACTGGCTTCAAAGTGGTGGTTCTGCGAAAAAGATTTAAGAACTTAGAATTCTTTGCACAGTCGGTACAACACCCTGATCTCTCTGTAGCACCAGCGGTTGCACCTTTTCGTGGTACCAATGCACAGCTTCCTGGCGATAAGTTAGAGTACGGTACACTTACGATTGACGCAATCATGGACGAGAACATGAACGTGTACAAAGAGATGCACACATGGTTAAAGAGCACTGTAGAGGCCAAATACAAAACACCAAGTGCGCTTAATTCTAACGACGAGGATGTGTCGGTTTATGATATCAGTCTTATGGTACTGAGTAGTCATAATAACACGATAGATACTATCAGATATAAAGACACTTTCCCTATTAGTATCGGCACAGTGAACTTCCAGTCGACAGCAGATGCTGTACAGTACGTGACCTTTCCTATCACGTTTGCTTACACGGGATTTACAATTACCGATTAATGTGATACAATTGCAGTAAAGCAATTTGGAGTATAGTATGAAGTACCTAGACACCATCCTACAGATGTGGGAAAAAGATTCCAAGATCGATAACAGTTCTCTCGACGAAGCATCGCGTCAATCACCGATGCTGCACGCAAAGTACCTACCACTGCTATCTGAGGCCAAGCTACAGCTAAAGCGTGCAGAAATGGAACAGAAGATCCTACTGAAAGACAAGTGGCTCTATTATAACGGGAAGATGTCAAAAGAACAGATCGAATCCCGGGGATGGGAGTTCGATCCATTCGAAGGTCTGCGTGTACTGAAAGGGGAGATGGACTACTACTACGATTCGGATACTGATATCCAGAAATCAGAACTTAAGATCCAGCAATGGAAGATCGTGGTAGAGACCCTAGTAGAGATCGTAGACAATATCAAATGGCGCCACCAGACCATAGGTAATATGATCAAGTGGCGTATGTTTGAATCTGGAGGTTAAATTTAACCCGCAGAGATTTCAGTGGTAGTAAAGCTAAAGCTAAGGACATTGCTTAATCTTGTGCCAATATCTTTTCTTAATAGATAATCGGATTCGCTATTCCAGATAGTGGTTTTAATACAGCTTTGGGTGGTTGAATCCCATGATCCAAAGGATTCTTCAGCAAGTTCCATTGCTGTAAGAAAATCCATTCTTTCCTGTTCTGTACCTAAACCTTCATTTATTAGCTTGTTACCCCAATGAATAATTAAGGCGTTAAGATCATAACCTTCATAAAAGCATTGAGATACAAAATCATCAACGTTTTCATAGGTTACATCCGTTATATTAGTTAGTTTTTCTACAACTTGATAAGGCATTAGGGATCCCCGTAATTTTGCTCTTTAATCTATTTATATATACTAACATGAACACATTAAAAGTAAAAAATAAAAATCATTCTGTAATGCACGTGGCGTGTGACTATGGCATTGCAAATGAGCTCAGCGAGTTCTTTTCTTTCTTTGTGCCTGGTTATAAGTTTATGCCTGCATATAAGAATCGTGTATGGGACGGTAAGATTAGACTGTTCAATATTAACACGATGGAACTACCTGTCGGTCTTTATCCGTTCCTCGCGGAGTTTACTAAGCCTCGGAACTACACTATCGAGGTAGAGCACAATAATTACTATGGTCGACCAGATGCACAGGTGGATATTAATCCAGAAGAAATTAAAAGCTTTATCGATGGATTAGAACTACAGGCTCGCGGGCAGCCGATTGGGATACGTGACTACCAGTTTGATGCCGTTTGTGAGGCACTACACCGTAAGCGAGCAGTACTTATCTCGCCAACCGGGTCTGGTAAATCTCTTATCATCTACACCCTTGCGCAGAGGTACCTGACACAGTTACGTCAGGCCAACCGTAAGGTGCTGGTCATTGTACCAACTACTTCCCTGGTCGAGCAGATGTACAACGACTTTGCTGATTACGGTATGCCAGCCGAAGATTGTGTACACAGGATCTATTCTGGTCGTGATAAAGAGACTGACAAAGAGATCGTTATTTCTACCTGGCAGTCAATCTATAAGCTACCGCCTAAATGGTTCGAACAATTCGGTGCAGTCATTGGCGACGAGTGTCACGGGTTTAAGTCTAAGTCGCTCACTACTATTATGAACAAGTGTAAAGAAGCAGAGTATCGTTGGGGTACAACTGGTACGCTCGACGGTTCGCAGACACACGAGCTCGTACTACAGGGTCTTTTCGGTAAGATATATAATGTGACAACCACGAAGAAGCTACAGGATGAAGACACACTTGCCAAGCTCAAGATCAATGTGTTACTGCTTAAGCATCCTCTCGAGGTACGTCAGAACTGGGGTAAGCAAGATTACCAAGCTGAACTCGATTACATTGTTAGAAACGAGCCTCGTAATAACCTTATTACTAACCTCGCACTCGATCTTGATGGTAATAGTCTGGTACTTTTTAACTTCGTAGACAAACATGGTAAACCGCTGTTCGATCTGATCAGAGATAAAGCACACGAGAAACGCAAGGTGTTCTTTGTATCAGGTGAAACAGATACGAGTGACCGCGAAGCTATTCGTAAGATTGTAGAAGGACAGAAGAATGCAATTATTGTTGCTAGCCTTGGCACTTTCTCCACTGGGATTAATATTCGTAATCTGCATAACATCATATTTGCATCCCCATCGAAATCCCAAATCAGGGTCCTCCAATCTATTGGTCGGGGACTCAGAAAATCAGACGACGGATCAGTAGCCAAACTGTACGACATTGCTGATGATCTGCACTGGAAAGGTCGTAAGAACTACACACTAGAACACTCTGCAGAACGTGTGAAGATGTACGTTAAACAAGAATTTGATTATAAAATTTATGAAGTGGATCTCAAATGACAGCCCAAGTTAAACAGATTAAAATGCTAGGCGGAGAAGAGATCCTGTGTGATCTTGTGGATATCCAACTAGATGAGTACGAGCAAGAAATCATGATCATTCGTGGTGCTTACACGCTTGTATCACAGGAAGACTTCGAGAGCGGGTTCAGATACTATACGTTCAGACCTTTTATGATGCACGTGTATGATCCAGAACATCTGCTAGCACTGAACTCTTCTGCTATCATATGTATTACTAATCCCCATGAGAAAGTAATCGATCAGTATGTAAAACACGTAGAGGCATTCCAATCCGACTACTCAGAGAAAGAAAGCGAAGACATTCTCGAGAAGTTAGAGGAAGACCGCGATGAGCGCATCGTTAAGTTCAAGCCGAAACTACATTAGTATATCGACCCTCCCATAAAAGTCTTTTATATTATACCGGATTTTATACATATGTAAACCCCCTAAATAATAGAAAAGCAAAATAAATTTTATTTACAATCCTCTGAATCTGATTTATAATCAGTAATATATGCTAGGAGTATATTATGAAGCCCAAAGATAAACCCCACTACGTCAATAACCGTGACTTCAGTAATGCAGTTGTAGAGTATGTGCGCTCGGTGAAAGACGCTGAGTCGAGCGGTACAGAGATCCCCAAGGTCACTGACTACATTGCTACATCATTCCTCAAGATTGCTGAAGGTCTTTCCCATAAGTCCAACTTCATCCGGTACACCTATCGTGAAGAGATGGTGATGGATGCTATTGAGAACTGTCTCAAAGCCATCGGCAACTACAACATTGAAGCAGCCACACGCTCTGGTAATCCCAATGCCTTTGCTTACTTCACTCAGATTTGTTGGTACGCCTTTCTGCGTCGTATCGCGAAAGAGAAGAAGCAGCAAGACATCAAGATGAAGTACATCTCCCAGAGCCCATTCGATGAGTTTGCCCTGGCAGATGCAGACGAGGAATCGATTGCTGCTGCACACATGTTCGTGGACCAGCTCAAGGGTAAGATCGATCAGCTCAAGGAGAAAGACACGTACTACGACGTGATGGTGAAAGAGGAGAAGAAGAAAGAACGCAAGAAGCGCGATCCTGCTGCCAACAGTTCTGATTCCGACCTTGGAGAAATCTTTAAATGAAGGTAGCAATTATCAATGACACTCATGCTGGCATCCGCAATAGCTCTGACGTATTTCTCGATAATGCAGAAAAATTTTATACTGATGTATTCTTTCCTTATCTTCTGGAGCATAATATTCGCCGCATCATTCACCTTGGCGACGTTTTTGATAACCGGAAGTTTATTAACTTCCGCGCTCTTAACCGCTACCGTAAGTCATTTCTTACTAAGCTGAGAGAGTACGGCATCCACATGGATGTTATTCCAGGTAACCACGACACATTCTATAAGAACAGCAACGAGCTTAATTCACTCAAAGAACTGCTCGGTCACTACATGGGTGAGATCACTATCCATATGGAACCGACTGTGCTTAATCTGGACGGATTTAATCTTGCACTGCTCCCTTGGATCTGCCAGGAGAATGAGGCACGCAGCATGGAGTTTATTAACACGTGCAAGGCAGACTGGCTTGGCGGACACTTAGAACTACAGGGCTTCGATGTTCTACGTGGCGTACAATCCCATCACGGTCTTAACCATAAGGTATTCTCCCGATTTGAAAAGGTGATCTCTGGCCACTTCCACGTGGGTTCGCAACAGGACAACGTGCACTATCTCGGCACACAGATGGAGTTCTTCTGGAGCGATGCTGGTGACGAGAAAGGTTTCCATGTATTGGACACAGCCACCCGTGAGCTAGAGAAGATTGTGAATCCCCACACACTCTTCGAACGCATTGTGTACGACGACACCAAATTTGATTACAGCACGTACGACACAAGCAATCTTGATGGCAAATTAGTTAAAGTTGTTGTTATCAATAAGAGTGATCTATTTACATTCGACCGATTTATTGATAGAATACAGTCACAGAAGATCCACGATCTTAAGATTGCCGAGAACTTTAACGAGTTCATGGGCGAGAATGTAGAGGATGAAGCAGTGTCTGTTGAAGACACTGCAGAGATGCTCGACGACTATGTAGAGGCGGTGGACACAGATTTGGATAAGGATAAGTTGAAATTGAGTATGCGTAACCTATTGACCGAAGCACAAGCGATGGAAATAGCATGATTACATTTAAGACCCTGCGCTGGCGCAACTTCATGAGCACCGGTGACAACTGGACTGAGATTGATCTTACCAGTCATAAGTCCACGCTCATCGTTGGTCACAACGGTGCTGGTAAGTCCACTATGCTCGATGCTATGTCGTATGCACTGTTCGGTAAGGCACACCGTAATATTAATAAACCACAGCTCGTTAATACTATCAATAACAAAGGTTGCCTTGTAGAGATTACCTTTGGTGTAGGTAGTTCACAGTTTAAGATTGTACGTGGCCTTAAGCCACAGATCTTTGAGATTTGGAAGAATGGTACTCTTATCAACCAAGATTCCAAAGCTCTCGAGTACCAGAAGATCCTCGAACAGAACATCCTGAAGCTTAATCACAAAAGCTTTCACCAGATTGTTGTTCTTGGTAGTTCTTCCTTTATTCCTTTCATGCAGTTGAGTGCACAACACCGGCGTGATGTTATCGAGGATCTTCTGGACATTAACGTCTTCTCTAAGATGAACACACTCATCAAGGAGAAGGCCGCAATCGTAAAAGAGAAGCAGAAAGATATCGTGTACCAGCTGGATCTTAAGAAGAATCAGATTGACGCCCAGCGTAAGTACATCCGTGACATCACTGCTATGAACGAGGAAGAGATCAATGCAAAGAAAGATCAGATCGCCCAAGCCGAAGCGGAGATCACGGAACTCATTAGCGCATCTGCAGAGGCATCGGAGTACGTCGAGACGGAGAGTGGAAAAACCGACGCAGCCCTTAAAAAAGCCCATGACCGACGCCACTCTCTCCTACAATACAAAGCCGATTTTTCATCTTCCATTAGATCAGTGGTTAAAGATGCAAAGTTCTTTGAAGAGACTCAATCGTGTCCTACGTGCGAACAGGAGATTGCCGAAGAACTACGTCAGACCAAGCTACAAGCCGCGCAAGAAAGAGCCGCTGCTCTACGAGACGGTATACAAAAGGTAGACGAAGAAGCACACACTGTAGAGGACACGATCTCTCAGTTCAATGAATCGGCTGAAGCTATTCGTAAGAAACAGAGTCTTATCCAGTCCAATAGCCAGACGGTGGCACGACTTCAGAACACAGTCAAGTCACTCAACGATGATATCACACGGCTCTCCTCGCGTACGGGCGATCTCGCGCGGGCGAATGAAGAGCTTGGCGAGATGACGTCGGACAAAGACCGGTTCATGGAAGAGCGCATTAAGCTGAATGAGGAACAGTCCTACAACACTGTGATGAGTGAGATGCTGAAGGACACGGGCATCAAGACCAAGGTGATTAAACAGTACGTACCAGTGATCAATAACCTTGTGAACAAGTACCTGCAGATCCTGGACTTCTTCGTGCATTTTAATTTAGACGAAAGCTTCCAGGAAACTATTAAGTCACGTCACCGTGATGCGTTCTCGTACGACTCTTTCTCTGAAGGCGAAAAGCAGCGTATCGACCTGGCACTACTGTTCACGTGGCGACAGATCGCTAAGATGAAGAACTCGGTGGCGACTAACCTACTTGTACTGGACGAGACCTTTGACTCATCGTTGGACCACGATGGCGTAGAGAATCTTATGAAGATCCTGTACTCGCTCGACGACGACACCAATGTGTTTGTTATCTCACACAAAGGTGAGATTCTGGAGAACAAGTTCCAGAACAAACTAGAGTTCTTCAAGGAGAAAAACTTTAGTCGTATGAAAAACAACAGTTTACAAGCAGCGTGATCTGTGTTACAATATCTACATCATGAAGAGGATGAACTATGAAACTTACAGAATACACTACACAAGTGCTCAAGAACTTCTCTGGTATCAACAGTAACATCGTATTCTCGACAGGCAATGTCGTATCTACGATCTCTGAGGCACGTAACATCTTGTCCAGCGCTACCATTGATATGAGTCTGCCGTCAGACTTTGGCATCTATGATCTCAACGAGTTCCTTGGTGTGCTATCCCTTGTGGACGAACCCCAGATCAAGATCGAAGACAAGTACGCTGTTGTTGGTGATGCCACTGGCCGATCCAAGATCAAGTACTTCTTCACAGACACCGATATGCTTACTGCACCGAATCCTTCTATGCTTGAGAAAGCATCTGCGATGAATGACTTCGAGGTAAGCTTCACACTTGACCAGGACACGCTCAATAAGATCAAACGTGCAGCATCTGCGCTTGGTCACACATCTGTGTCTGTTACAGCAGCTGATGGATCTATTGCACTCACTGTGTTCGATCCAGAGAATGCTACATCCAATACATTCACCATTGAATTGGCGGGTACATACGAGAGTGAAGACTTTAACTTCATTATTAATATTCAGAACATGAAGATTCTGCCCGGTGACTATAGTGTCGGTCTATCTTCGAAACTTATGTCCAGATTTACACACACAGATAAGAATGTAGATTATTGGATTGCACTTGAAAAAACATCAACTTACGGAGCTTAATATGAGCACTCAACAAATCACAGACATCTCCAACCGTGTTGCTCGCAGCACCATTGCAGTCATTGACACCATTGTACAACGTGGCGGATTCCGCGGCGAAGAGCTTACTACTATCGGTCAGCTGCGCGATCAGTGTGTACAACTCACAGCACTCGTCGAGCAGTCAGAACTGGATGACGCTGAATAGGCTATTTACAATCACTCCAACCTACTATACAATGAACTATTACTGAACTGGAGTTACTATGTCTAAAGACTTTCTATGGGTAGAAAAATATCGCCCTAAAACAATCGCTGAAACTATCCTACCGGCACGACTAAAGGATGTGTTTCAGAGTATGGTAGATGGCGGTGAGCTACAGAATATGTTGTTCACCGGCACTGCCGGTCTCGGTAAGACCACGGTAGCTAAGGCACTGTGTAATGAGCTGGGTTTAGATTACATCATCATCAATGGATCCGAAGAAGGTAACATTGATACGCTTCGTGGCAAGATCAAACAGTTTGCCTCCACAGTCTCCTTTTCAGGCGGTTACAAAGTAATCATCTTGGACGAAGCAGATTATCTAAACCCACAGTCCACACAACCTGCGCTCCGTGGTTTTATCGAACAGTTCTCAGACAACTGCCGATTTATTCTCACATGTAACTTTAAGAACCGTATCATCGAACCACTACACAGCCGGTGTGGCGTGTACGAGTTCAATGCTACTAAGACAGAGATCGCAGGTCTTGCAGGATCTTTCTTCGAACGTTTTACCACTATCCTCGAGGACGAAGGTGTAGCGTATGAAAAGAAAGCAGTTGCAGATCTTATTATGAAGCACGCACCGGACTGGCGGCGTGTGCTGAATGAAGGACAGCGTTGGGGTAGCAGCGCTGGTGGACTTACTGGCGCCGTTACTAATGCTGCTGTCACTGGCTTTGATGATCTGTTCACTGCGCTACGATCCAAAGACTTTAAGGCTATGCGCAAGTGGGTGGTTAATCACATGGACATCGATACCACAGCTATTATCCGTGGCATCTATGATCAGATGTACGAGAAAGTACAGCCACAGTCTATCCCACAGCTCGTGCTTATTCTTGCTGACTACCAGTACAAATCAGCATTCGTTGCAGATCACGAGCTTAATCTAGTGGCTTGTATGACAGAGATTATGAGTGAGGTACAGATCCAATGAGATTTATCGTTGGACTTATCCTGCTCTGGCTATTAATTTATAATGATGCACAGCTGTTCAGACTACTGCACAGCGCAATCGTAGGAGTACTACAATGAGCGGATTCAAAGGAATCGACACTGCAACCATCTATGACTTTGAAACCCTATCACAGAATCCTGTAGATGGTGCGGTCGTTTCTTTTGCCATGATGAACTTCGACCCTAATCGGTTTGAAAGCATGCCGTACACGTATCAAGAGCTACTGGATAAAACCCACTACATGAAGTTCGACGTAGAAGATCAGGTGAACAACTACAACCGCAAGATCGAGAAAGACACACTCGAATGGTGGAGTAAGCAGAACAAAGAAGCCCAGGCTAAGTTAGCGCCTCGGAATGACGACCGATCTATTGCGGATCTCTACGACTTCTTTGTGGTAAATAAAGGTACTAATCTGAAGAAGGTGTACACCCGTCGTAATACGTTTGATCCCGTGTTCATGACATCACTCATGAAAGCCACCGGTAATCCAGAGCCGTACGCCTGGTGGGATGTGCGAGACACGATCAGCTACATCGAAGGTCTGGTACACCCACAAGAGATCAAGACCAATTTCATTCCTGAGGGTCTAGAAGAACACTTCGTGGTCCACGATCCGTGCCATGATATTGCAATGGATGTGATGCGGATCCAAACAATCGTACAAGCTATCACAGCTTTCTAGGAGGTACTATGTTAACTATTTACACCAAAGATCGTTGTTTCTACTGCAAGAATCTTAAGAAGAACCTTGAAAAATGGGGTTACTCTTATCAGGAAATTAATATAGA